GCACCAACCGTGACAACATATTCGTTTGAACCACGTGTTGTTGTAATAATACTTCCTGCGCTAAATTGTTCTCCTGCCGCCATTCTAAATCCAACAGCGGATACACTTTGTCCAATGACAACACCTTGATTACCACCTTGGTCTTCAACTGTCTCACCTAAAACATAATTTAAATCTTCATTATTTGTTATGAGAGATTGATTAGAAACTAATAAGCGTGTATTATCAAGAGTATAACCATAACCGCCATCAATTATATCGTATGAGATTCTTCCTGTTGTTTCATCGGAGATAGCAGTAACGATTGCTTTACCTGAATTACCATCTTTTTGTTTTACATCAAAGATTTCACCAACTGACCTTCCTGTCATTCCTTTATCAAGAGTATCAATAATGAAACCTGATAAAGATCCATTTACTTTACCGAACGAAACAATTTCACCGCTTATTTTTGTTGTGATATCTTCAAACTTATCAAAAGTACCTTTAATTCCATCGAGATATACGACAGCAGTTTTAATACCATTTAAGATAAAGAAGTTAACTGAACGTACCGATGCTTTTGCTCCGGAGAATGCACCAGTAATGTTACGAGATAATAAATCAAAGTATGTATATTCTTTACCGCTCTTTGATGTAAACTTGTTTTGATTTGGAAACATTTGTAAGTATACACCTTGCTTCCAATCAGAATCAGAAATCTTTGCCATCCTTTCTGAAGGATATATGATTTCAATATCAAACTCTTGATAGAATATCGCAAAGAATAATTCAATACCACGAGCAGTACCTTTTGAACGATATAGGTCAAGGATATTCTTAATAATGAATTTAATAACATCGGTCTTAAGTGGTAAGTCAGCAAGAAACTTTTTCTTAAAGAATATAATCATACTCTCTAATGTAGTATCAATATCTTTCGTCTCAAAGAATCTTCTTTGTTGATAGATATGTTGATTCTCTTGAGTTTCCGACCACTTATAATAATCTTCTACTAATTGAACAAGCTCAGGTCCATCTTCCCGATAAATGGCAGGGAATTGGCGCTTTACAAAAAGCGATATATTTTTTTCTATTTCACCCTGAGGCATGCTTCTTCTCTCTTAATAAGATGTCGTTGTTCCTGTTGGAGGATTCGTTGCTGATTGTGTGGCAATAGGCCTATTAAATTCTACTAAGTTCATAATCACCTTAACATCAGTATCTCTTAAAATAAATACTCTTCCTTTTGGTGCCTTAATATCAGCAGCTTTAGTTTTTGCACTAATCTTAATTGCTGAACCTGTAAAAGTTTCCACCTTAAAGTTTGTTAATTTAACTTCGCCTGTTTTATAATCAACTGTTCCTGCACTAGGATTAATAATTTGTGGATTCGTAACTTCATCTGTGATTGTCATTACATTACCTTGACCATCATCTTGTAAGAATACACAAGTACCATCAACATCAAATACTGTTGACTTAATCGCAGGTTTATAATCTACGAAACCATTTGCACTCTTGAAAGGATAAGGTTTAATTAACTCTGCTTCAAATCTAAATGAAGGATTTGTATTAAAGTTAAGTGGAGGTGAATATTCAATAATAGGACATACATCTATTTCATTACTTTCAATACCTGCATCCAATGCATCAATAATACTTGAAAGTTTTGATACACGCAATGATTTATCGAACCCTTCAAGATTATCATCGGAATATTGTTGAATTGCATTTCTTGTTAACTGTTCTAATTCAGCTCTTGATTTTTCTGTGTTCTTTCTACTATAAGTTACATTGACTGACATATCAGCATAAACAAATTCAGTTGCGACAAAGATAGGCTCAATACCTAATGGTGCCCTTTCTTTTAAATAAGCAATATATGAATTGGATAATGTTGAAGAAATGATTTCAGTGTTATCATTTAAGTAAACTGATATCGCAACACGACCATATTGAGGTGGGTCAAGTTGTTCACCACCATAAGCAGAGACCGCTGTAATTTCAGGGAATGCTTGTTGTAATAATACTTCGTAATCTTTTGTTGTAACTGCACGTTCTTGAACTTGTAATGCCTTAGGAGCAAAGTATCGAATAGATTCCATTGACTCTCTTTCTTGACCACCTGATGCTGCTTGAACAACTGTCGCTGATACTTTTCCTGTATCGTTAATTGTACCAGTTCCAAATGACTCTGCTCCATTTGGTTCTTCACCTGAACAGATTCTATATCTTACTCTTACATCTTCAAATTCTTCAGGTTGTAAACCAAACTGATTCTTACCAAAGTAAATTGAATAACGATCATCAAGATAAGGTTCTAAATAAAATACTTTATCTAACGGATTCACACCAAAGATAGTTGTTGCTCTTGTAAATATATTAGCATCATCTGTTGCTTCAGCATCAACAAACACAACAAGTGAATCAGTATCTACTTCATTGTTTGTTAAATAAACTCTTAATACTCCATCAGCATCAACAATAAATCCTTCTCTTTGGAAACTCTGTAACATTTCTCCTTCAAACATTTCAACATTTTGTACTTCATATACTCCCGGTGCAGTTCTTCTTGCTGTATAAGCTTCATTCGTAACAAAGTTATAACTTTCACCTTGATAGTTAGCAGACAATTCAAAATACTGTGGAACTGTAATTGTTGAAGTGGTTGACGTTTGGTCAGTAATTGTTAAATTTAAAACAGCCTTAGCAGATTTACGCGATCTTGGAATATAGTTTAATTCTTTTGCATGAGATACGATTGAATTCTTGAGGACGGCAGAGTCAAGAAACATTTCGTTAAGAGCCATATTTGTATAGAAGTTATTTTGATAACTGTTAAATGAAAGCACATCAAGTAGTGCAGACATATTTGAACCTTCAAAGTTATAATCCTTAAACTGCGTTTGCGTTTGAAGATATACTTTAAACTGTTCTTTAATTGCCGCGAAATCTAATTCGGTAATTGGTGTTTTTGGATTTGCCATCTCTATCTATTCCTTTTTAATATAACATCTAAGCTAATTGGCTGTTGCTCGTTTTGAACATAAAACATAATTCTTACAACTACTTGACCTGCATCAAGATCACCTGAAACATATACATCTAATAATTCAGCTCGCGGTTCGTATGTTTTAATTGTAGATGCTACTCTATCTTTAATAAGTTTCATTGTACCTGGTGTAAGATTCTCAAAAAGCATATCTCGTATACTTCCACCTAAGAAAGGTTGCATTGGTCTTTCACCACGGTCGGTTAAAATTAAATTTTTGATTGCGTCTTTAACTGCGTTTTCGTCTTTAAGCAAAGCAATATCTTTTGAGACAGGACTTGTAAGTAAATCCTTTCTAAAATCAGAATAAAGGTTAACCTTCTTCGCTTTCGGTGATATGTAATCTGCTATTGCCATTTATAATATTTCTCTTAAATCTAAATGAATGAAATCGTCGTATTCTTTAACATATTTAAATCCATGTTTAAACGCGGATTCAATAAATTCGTCTGCTTCAAAACCTGTCTTCTTAATGTCTATTACCATACCGCTTAAATGTGAATTGTCTTCAGCAAACCCTTTCTTTTTATTATAAGCTTTACTTACCCAACCATTTGTTATAATAAATTTACCACCTATATCGTTATGTATTCTTTTTAAGTATACTTTAACATCAAGGTCAATTCGCGTATAAGCATATATTCCGTCGCCTTCTTTTTCGTCGAAAGAATTACCTGCTATCTTTTCAACTTCCCATTCTGTAGCATCACCTTTAAACACAGTACCACACCTCGGAAGATCTCTATAATCATCAGCGGTAATTGGTGCTACATTTTGTGGAGGTTCACCTGTATTTGTAATGACCTCTCCACCTGTCTCAGTCCATCTGCCTTCTAATCTATTTATTACCTCTTGACGAGTTGTTGGTGAATACCTTATAGCTCCAGCTCTAACAGCGGATGATTCATTGATTTGAGAGATACGTTTAAGGCGGTTTACAACCGTACTGTACCTGGATGTATAATTATCAAGTGGAGAATTAATGTCCTTAATAAGGGCTTCTATGTTCCCAGCAAGAGCACATATACGAGCAATGAGGAATTGTATTTCTTCAATTCCAGGCGATTCAAATAAACTTACTGCATAATCAATTAATCCACTTATTTTATCTTTAATGCCTTTTTTGTTTTCATCAGTAAAGAATGCACAAGATTGTTCTCTTACTGTCATAATACCTTTTACAACCTTTGAATCCACAAAAGTATCAAATCCTGCGGTAATAGCAGCAGGGTCAAAGTTGTCTATCGTATCTTGTACTTCTTGAAAGATTTTATCAATAACATCTTCAATCTTTTTCTTAACTTCATCAATTAACTTTTCAATTAAACCTGCGACTGTTAAATCTTTAATACCATCATACGTTCGTATTTTATTAATGATATCTAATACTTGACCTACGATAGCTTCAACTTGTCCAATCAAATCAAAGAATGCATCAATTGAAGAAAAGAGAGAATCAAACCTATCGCAAAATCCGCCAAGGATACTTGTACTGAAATCATTTTTATAATAAGCATCTAAATTACGAGCAAGTCTGACTGTATCGTTTTCGTTTAAGAATCCGTCAGGAGTGTAATTATAATTTTGTAGAAAGTCAGCCATTTCCAAATTAGAAATATTACCTCTTTCCCATCTTCCTGCGAGGTCAGGATAAGAATCTAAATCGCCAATCTTTTGTCTTAATAAGTTATTTAAATAATCGGTTGCACCATATAATGTTTGTCCATATTTGTTAACTGCTTTTGATAATGGATTCGTTTCTGCTTCATTACGAATACTTTCAGCAATGTCTACAGCAACTGCATCAATTTGTGCAAGAGTATATCTACCTTCTTGGTCAATAATAGGT